AATGACACAGCACGATTGGATAGATGATATACTAGAAGACGAACCATGTTCCCTATGGCAAATAGGTAAGATAGAAAGTCTTTTAGTTACATCTAGTGCTAATATATTTTATGAACATATAAATTTTAACGAACTAACTTATTATGACGCAGAAGAAATCATTAGACATCTCTATGAGAACGATTGCCCTAAAGACCCTAGAGACCAATTTAAGCAGATGCAGAGAAGAGGGATATTTTAATAACTGGCAGAGAATAAGAGAAGTCGTTAGAATAAGTAAAAACAGTATACCAACAATAATACCTATAGGTATAAATAATCATATTCCTATAGATTATTTTATTGACTTTTTTAAATCTGTACCTTTAGAATTATGGTGTGATAACCCTGTATTTTATTATAACATAGATAAGTTATGTTGGGATGCGTTAGGTTTTTTAGGTGAAAAAATACACAGGTCAAACGTAAGGACAAAGTATTTACAACTGTGTTTTGATAAAGTTGGTTTAGATATAAATGACACATTAAACAATGAAGAACCAATGTTTTTAAAGCATAAAAATAACAAGACAAGATTTATAGCTGCTCTAAAATATTTAAAAGATAATTTAAGCAAAAATGAATTAATACAATTATTAAGTAAAGCAAAAAAATTAAGCGATGAACGATATGTTACAAATAGCTGAATATAAAGATTTAAAATTAACTATAGAAGAACAGGTTGTGTGTGGTGCAGTGATAATGTGCAGTGGCTTGACATTAGAAGCAATTAGGTCAAAAACAAGAGTGCAAGAATATGTTTTAGCAAGAAGTGTTTTAGGCATAATGTTAAATGAAATAGGTTGTAGTTTAACAAGAGCAGGTGAAATTATTAATAGAGACCACGCAACAATACTACATTATAAAAGAAAACACACAGAAAATTTAATATATCAAACAGGTTATAAAAAGCTATATGAATATTGTAACCTTGAACATTATACTACACATAGAGTAAGAACAGTAAAAGCAATGGAAAAAGAATTATTAATTATGCAAGACACAATAGATAAATATAAAAGCACTTTTGTTGAAATGTAATTAAAAATAAGCAAACTAATTATTAATTAAAATTATTTAAAAATGTCAGAAAAACAGTATGTAAATGGAATGATTATTAAGGAGAAATCTTTTGATAATGGTGGTACACAATTAAAACTTAGCATCAAAGTAGATGATTTAGTTGAACAACTAAAAACTCTAAACACTGATGGTTGGGTTAATTTAATTGTTGCTAGAAGAAAAGAGGCATCAGAAACAGGTGTTACTCACTACTCTTATGTAGACACTTGGAAGCCTACTAAGAAAAAAGCTGTAGAAGTGGGGTCAGAAGATGACTTACCATTTTAAATTAACTTAAAGGGAGGGTGAATATTTTTTGCTCTCCCTTTTATAATCTAAAACTAATATGACAAATCAACCTAACTATTACGCAATAATACCAGCTAATATAAGATATAGCGATAAAGTTAATTCTACAGAAAAACTACTATACGCTGAAATAACTGCCTTATGTAATCAAAAGGGTTACTGTTGGGCAAGTAATGATTACTTTAGTAAGCTGTTTAAAAAACATCCTAATAGCATAAGTAGAAATATAAAAAACTTATCTATAAATGGTTTTATAAAAATACATTTAGTTAAAGAAAAAAAGAACGTAGATAAAAGAAAGATTACTCTAGTTGATTCACAAAAATGTTTAGACCCCCTTAACAAAAATGTTAATACCCCCCTTAACAAAAATGTTAAGCATAATACTATAAATAGTAATAATATAAATGAAAAGAAAGAATTGTTTGAAAAGTTTTGGGAGGCATATAATTACAAGAAAAGCAGAAAGCTGTGTTATGATAAATTTATTAAGTTAGATATTGAAATTTGCAAAAAGTGTGTTACTAAGGCAAAAGAATATTCTAATTCTATTGTAGATATAAAATACAAAAAACACCCAAGCACTTGGCTTAATCAAGGTTGTTGGGATGATGAAATAATTGATAATAGTAATCAAGGCTTTACAGGTAATGGCTTTACAAATATGGTATTTTAATGAGTTTTTTAGATTATGGCATTGAAGTAAAAAAGATAAATGGACAAGTTAAAACTAAGTGTCCAAAATGCTCACACGAAAGAAAAAAGAAATCAGACCCCTGTTTATCCGTAAACATAGACGAAGGCATATGGAATTGTCATAATTGTGGATGGCATGGTGGTTTAAAAATTAATAATAATTTTATGAAAGAAATAGTATATAAAGTTCCAACCAATACTAATGATTCTTATAATTATACAGATAAATTTTTAAATTGGTTTGCCAGTAGAGGTATCACAAAACAAACACTTATAAGCAACAGGGTCGCTGAAGGTTTAGAATATATGCCACAGGTGAATAAAGAAGTTACAACTATACAGTTTAAATACTATAGAGATAGTTCTTTAGTAAATATTAAATACAGAGATGGTGCTAAAAACTTTAAACTAGTAAAAGATGCTGAAAGAATTATGTATGGCTTAGATGATTTAATTGGCAAAAAAGAAGCTATAATAGTCGAAGGAGAAATGGATAAATTAGCATTATACGAAGCAGGGTATAAAAACTGCGTATCTGTTCCTAATGGTGCTAGTAATTTAAAAATGGATTACCTTAAAGATTTTCCAGAAAATATAGAAAAAATATATATAGCAGTTGATAATGATGAGCCAGGTTTAAAGCTACAAGAAGAATTGTCAAGAAGACTAGGCAGAGATATTTGTTATAGAGTAAGCTATCCTAACGATTGTAAAGACATTAATGATGTCTTAGTCAAAAACAACATTGATGTTGTAAAAGAATGTATAGTTAAATCACAGCCATATCCGTTAGAAGGTGTTTTAAGTGTTAAAGAATTTGACATAGATATAGACTCTTTGTACGAAACAGGATTACAAAGAGGTAAACTAATTGGTCATAGCAAGTTTGATAAATTATTTAGCTTTGCGTCTTCACAATTAACTGTAGTTACAGGTATACCAACACATGGTAAAAGTAATTTTTTAGAACACTTGTGTATGAAACTAGCTACACAGCATGATTGGAAGTTTGGCGTGTTTAGTCCTGAACATTATCCTATGCAGTTGCACTTTTCTGTTTTAGCTGAAAAGCTGATTGGTAAGTCATTTCGCAAAGAAACTAAATTTAACAGAATGAGTAAACATGAGCTTGGTACAGCAAAAGAATTTATATCAAGACACTTTTATTGGATAAGACCAGATAGCGATGTTTACACCATAGATGCTATTTTAAACGCAGCTAAAGGATTAATTAGACGATATGGTATAAACGCCCTAGTTATAGACCCATATAATAAAATAGATGCTAATTTAGGTTCTGATAGCGAAACTAATTTCATTAATAAGTTTCTTACTAAGCTAACAATATTTAAACAAAAATATGACATACATATATTTCTTGTAGCACATCCACGCAAAATGGCTAAACAAGATAACAAACTATATGAAGTGCCAACATTATATGACATTGCAGGTAGTGCTAATTTTTACAATCAAGTAGATAATGGTTTATCAATATATAGAAATTTTGAAAACAGTACAACAAAAGTTTTTGTACAAAAAGTTAAGTTTAGACACATAGGTCAATTAGGAGAAGCAGAGTTTAAATATAACATACAGAATGGTAGGTACATTGAGATTGGTGAACATGAAAATAATAATTCATATTTAAAATTAGAGCAACAATCGCTTATATAATTTGTTTTTATGAAAAACTTTTTGTTACATTGTATATGATTTATATTCCAATAATAGCTATAGCTACCTCAATGTTGGCAGGTTTATTAATAGGTTCTGCAATAGTTTTATATAGAACTAGAAAAGAAATTGAAATACTTGAAAAAGAATTAAATTATTTTAGAACTGAATATTTTAATTTTTTAAAACAATTTCAAGATAAATATCCAGATAGATAATTTATGCCAAAACCAATATACAGAGTATTAGTAAAGTTCGAGTATAGAAACTCGAAAACTAGCAGTTACATAAAAGCTAAAATAAAAACTGGTTATATTGATACCTTTGCTTTGTCAGAAAATAAAGAAGAAATACTTGAACATATTAAGCAAAAAGTTTTAAAGCAAATTGGCAAGAAAGAAAATGAAGTTGATATTAAAATTAAAGATTACATTATAGAAGGTCAATATGGATTTACAAACTACTAAACATAACAAACATTATAATGGCAAGTAGTAATATTAATATGTTAAAGATAACTGGAAACAATTTACATTCTGATGAATGTTACACTCCTATTGAGGCTGTTTTACCTTTGTTACCATATTTAGATAAGACTTTGACCTATTATGACTGCACAAGTAATATTAGCTCTAATATTGTTGATTTTTTAATTAGTAATGGATTTTATTGTATCGCTAGTAAAGGAAAAGATTTTTTACTAGATGATATACCAAGTGAAGTTGATGTTGTTTTAACTAATCCACCATACTCAAAAAAAGATAACTTTATTCAAAGATGCTATGACATAAACAAACCTTTTGCATTACTATTACCAGTCTCTTCAATACAAGGGAAAAAGAGGGGTGAGTTATTTGATATGTATGGAATAGAGTTATTAGTATTAAACAAAAGAATTGACTTTACTGGTAAGGGCTCTCCCCATTTTGGAGTGGCTTGGTTTTGTAATAATTTATTACCAAAAAAATTAATATTTGTCAAATGAAAAAAAGTAAATACTACTACGACTACACAAGGAATAGAGACGATAAACTAAAAATTATACATGATATGATAAACCCAAAGATGAAAATGTCAAAAGAGGAGCTAGGATTGGTTTCCAAAGACAGAAAAGAAAAGCCTGTATATACAGGCGTACTCAAATACTTTCCAGACGCAATACTTGAAGTTGCTAGATGCAGCTTTGTAGGTCAAGAACAACACAATCCTGATAAACCTTTGCACTGGGATAGAAGTAAAAGTGGTGATGAGCTAGATGCCTTGTCAAGACACTTATTAGATGCAGGTACAATAGACACAGATGGTGTAAGACATTCTGCAAAAGTAGCATGGAGAGCTTTAGCTAATTTACAAAAAGAAATAGAAAATGAAAAAGAGAACAAGTAATTTACTAGAAAAGGCACACTCATTGGTTGTCTCTGTAACAGGAACAGATATTTCTAAAACAAAAAGACAAGAGGTAATGAAAGATGTCAGAGCTATATATCGCAAAATAAAAGATATAGAGCCAAAGATTTATGAGACATTAAATAATGATGATAATCATAAAACTACAAGATAATGATTAGATTTATACTTAAATTGCTTGGTGTAAAATTCAACAATTTAGAAAAAAACATAGAAGAATATGAAAAGAAACAAAAATGAATCTTTTGAAGATTACAAGGAAAGAAGAAGACAGGCTAATAAAGAATTGAAACAAAAACGTAAAGGCTTAAATGTTTTTCCTGGTGATTGGGGGACTTATCGTAAAGATATAGATGGCGAGGTAGAATCTAGGATGAAACATATACTAGATAAAATAAAAGATAAGTACAAAAATGAAAAAGGAGAGTAACATAAAGGAATGTCCACAATGTGAAAAGCCTTTAAAGGGTTGTGCCTGTAGTCATAGAAAAGCTAGTGATGGTAAGCTAGTGCATGAAAAGTGTTTACAGAAGTATAATTATATTTTAAAAATTAATAAAGATTTAGAAAATGGCAAATGAAATTATAAATGATGGCAAGTATAGGGTTATGGTAGACTTAAATGTTGTTGGTAACGCTAATGGTCAGCTATATGTAAGAAATGATTTAAAAGATACTATAGATGAAATAGAATCAGAAAGCAACGTAAGAGTAGTTGGAATCGTTTATGATGGCACATACAATCTTGAAATATTAACGCAACCTATACAAGACTTAGATAAAATAGTAGAAGAGGTTACTAAAAATGATTAAGTACCCTTATCCAGGAATGGCAAAGCCTAGAATGACTAGAGCTGATTCTTGGAAGAAAAGACCAATAGTATTAAAGTATTGGGAATATAAAGACCATATAAAAGATTGGGCTTGGGATAATAACTTTAAGTTAGGTAACGAAATATATTGCGTGTTTCACATCCCAATGCCTAAGTCTTGGAGCAACGCTAAGAAAGCACAAATGGTTTTTTCTGACCACCAACAGCGACCAGACATAGATAATCTCTTAAAAGGTCTTATGGATGCCTTATTAGAGGAGGATTCACATATACACACAGTATACGCTAGAAAAATTTGGAGTAATGAAGGTTGTATAGAGTTTTATAAGCTAACTAACCTTCTTCTTTCTTAATATTATAATCCTTTTCGGTTTTATATCTTTGCTTGTAGATAATGTTTCGACATTGCTTTTCAGTTAAGTCGTGCCTTACTGATATATCAATAAAAGTATGACCTACATGACCTTCATTTTCTACGATAAATTTATCATAATCTCTAAACATCATATAGTTTCGTAAAGACTTAGGAGCAATTATACCATTTTCTATTAAATGATAGACTAAATCTTTAACTGTAAAATCTTCTCCCCATCTTAATATAGACTCTTGTCTAACAATGTCGAGAAACTCCTCTACAATCTCTTTTCGGTTTGGCATTTATTTCCAATAGTTTTGTGGACATTTAATAAAATCTTCGTCAATTCTATTTTTAGTCTGTAGCAAACATCCACAATCGCCACATCTTTCTAAAGACTCTATTCCAAGTGGTTTTTGATATACACCACACTTGTTGCTTCTGCAAATAGATAATCTTTTTTCAAACTTTTTTTGTGTTGCAAACTTAACACCTTTACCAATGATAAGCTGCCAAAATAATTTTCTTAAATCTTTAAACATAAAACAAATATAAAATATTATTATTAAAAAATTGTACTTAAACTTTCTTGTACTTCAACATTAAATTGTGAATTAGTTATTTCTGCTTCACTTACAATTACTTTTTGTGTGTTGATAGCATTAGCTAGAGCTTGTGTCATTTCCCTTTGAGTTATCATACCCTGAATATCTCTTGTGGCAGCTATTGTAGATGCTGTCAAACCACCTTGCTCAAACTTTTTACCACCACCAGCAACATTCATTGCACTTAAAACAGGTTTAAACATAGCTGTAGACCTTCTATTAATTACAGCCTCTCCACCTTCTAGCTCTGCAACAGTACCTCCTACAGCAAACTTAACACCACCTTGTGCGTGTCTAGCACCATGAACCATGCCACCTGTACCAAACTTCTCTATACCACTAGGAACTATACCGCCTTGTTCTCCAACGAACTTTTGTGAAGCTATACCAGCAATTTGTGCAGCAACAAAAGCAGACATAATAGGAGCAGCACCAATAGCAGCTAAACCAGTTTCACTAGCAACAGCAACAACAGCAGCATAGCCATCCAGTGTTGCCTGAATAATACTGTTTATTTTATCAGCTTGAAACTGCTTTCTTTTTATAGCCATTAGCTTATCCTCTTTCTGATTTTCTAGCTCAATCTCTCTATTGTCAAAAGCTCTTTTCATAGCCTCTGTGTCTTGACCTCTAGCTTCAGCTAACTCTACATCTCTTTCAAACTCTAAAGCTCTTTGTGCAGATTCCCTGTCAAACTCTTCTTGTAACTTTTGTTTTTGTAGTTCTGCTCTGTTGTTAAAAAAGTCTAAAGCAAGTGAAGATAGCTTACCATACATCTCTGCTACTTTAGCTACTCTTTCATCTCTAATTCTTTCCTGTTCTGCTTCTGCTTCTTTAGTTGCATCCATATCAGCTTTTTCTTGCTGTGCTTTGTTTATTGAACCAGCTTTAAATGCTTCTTCATTTAACTTTATTTCTTTAGCTAATTCATCATCTATTGCTGCAATTCTGTTTGCTGAATTTTTAAAGAACCCATGAAGAGTTTTTTCTTGTTCTTCAAATACAATAGCACTTTTTTCTCTTTCATTTTCTGCTAGTGCTATCTTATCTTCAACATCAAGTTGTCGTATTTTTTTGGTTGTCTCTTTTTTTACCTCTTCTGATAAAGAAGTATTGTTTGCAAACTTTTCTCCTTCTTCATCTAACATTGATTGTAAGGCATCACCCCTTTCGTCATAATAGCTTTTATCAATATCAATTAATTTTTGATACTCTTCATTACTTAAATTCTTTAGAGAATCAAACTTGTTTCTGTTTTTCTTGATAAATTCTGCAATAGATTTTTCATCTCCTGTAGCTAAAATCTTTTGTGCATCAGTTA